GAGGAATACGACCTTGCCCGCGATAAGATCGCCGCAATGGAGAAAATCCAAGGCGAGTTCAAGGACGGCGTGATTGACGCGGCTATGGGCGGCGTTGACGCAATGGATGCCTTCCCAAACAGCATCAAGCGGGCGGCTCTGGAATATCTGCTGTTCGGTGAGGGTATGTTTGCGGGCGGCGGCGGGTCTGGCGGCGGCTTCGGCGGCATCCTAAGCGGCGTCGTTGGTGCGCTCACGGGTAAGCGTGCAGGCGGCGGTTCGGCTAAAGCGGGCGGCGCGTATCTGGTGAACGAGAACACGCCCAATAGCGAGGTTTTCGTGCCGTCGCAGTCGGGCGGTGTTTTGAACGTTCCTCAAGCGCAAGCGGCCCTTCGCGGGGCAGGCGGCGGCGGTCAAATGGACGTGCGTGTCTACGTCGATGATAACGGCAATTGGCAAGCCAAGGTCGAGCAAATCACCAACGGCGCTATTCAAAACGCGGCCCCCGGCATTGTCGGACAATCGGTCAACGCTTCGCAGCGATCCTTCAAGAACAGTAAATCGGGGTGGTCACCATAATGACAGACGTTATCGCATGGCCCCCCTTCCAGCTTACGGGCTGGGAGTTGGCCGAGGTCTACCCACAATCGCGCTCTGTCGGGCTGATCGAGGGCAGGCCGCGCACATCATCGGCGCAGCGTGCGCGGCGCGTGGCGACGGCCAATATCACGGGCATTGGCACGGATCAGGCGGGCGCGGGCTACGTTCGGATGCTCAACCGGATGTGGGCGGGCAAGCCTAACCTCGTGCGCGTCGAGTGCCTTTCATCGCTTTGGTATCTGGCGGGCGGCGGTCTGGACCTGCGCAACAACGTGTTGGAATGGACCGACGACGGAACGGACCTGCTATGGACGGCGGGCGGCGTGGATCTGCTATGGGGCGACGGGGCCTATGCGCTGCAAGGTGAACCCGCAACGGATGGCCCTTGGCATAGCCTGACCGTCTCCGGCCTGCCTCCCTCGCGTATCGTTGCGCGGCCTTCTGAGGTGATCAGCGTGACCGATGGCGACACCACGGAAAGCGCGTATGTTCTCACAGTTGCGCGGTCGGATGCGTCCGGCGTGGCGACGATCCGCACAGACAAGCCCGAAGCGTTCACCCTGACGGGGCTGGTCAGCATCGGGCAGCGCGAAAACATCGTTTTCGAGGCATTGGGCGTTCCCCGTTCGGTGCAGGGCGTGACGGGAACTTTCGGCTATCAGTGGGACTTCCGCGAGGTGTTCGAAGACGAATACAGCGACGGTTGGACGGAGGTTGACCCATGGGCCTAACACGCGGGGCCACGGCGGGGCTGATTGACGACCTCAAGGGCCACTTCCACCCCGTTCTACTGACCTATGCCGATTGGCCGGGCGAGGAAATTCGCTTGCACACGGGCGCGGGGAGCCTGTCATGGGATGGGGAAACGTGGATGGGCGCGGGCAAGCTCGTGCAATTCACGGCACCGATGGAGCAAGGCGGGCTGGCGACTTCCGAGGCAACGGTGCGGGTCGCGGCAACCGTCGATGATATGCTTGGCGAACGCGGCAAGATCATCCGCAATCGCGATTTAACCGTCTGGTTTGCGACCACGACGACGCCGGGCGGCAACGTGCTGAAAGCTGACCCCGTGGAACTGTTCACAGGCTACTTCGACAGCCGCACAGGGGCGCTGACACGATCAGACGGGGGCTTGGCGCACGATATGGTGCTGGGGCTAGGCATTGGCCCCTCTGCGCGGTCCTCCGCGTCGATCACGCACAGCTACGAAGACCAGATCGCCAAATATCCCGGCGATACGGCGGGGCGGCACGTCCAGAACGCCAACAAGCTACGGTTCAACCCTCAACAGTGGCCCGAATAACAGAACGGGCGGCTTTCAACGCTGCCTTTGATAACCTGCGCGACCCGTTCGCGTGGGGCCTTCGGCGCGACTGTACGGCGGCTTGTGTTGCCTTCACGACATTACACGGCGCTGACCCCCTTGAGGGGTGCGCAGACGACTACAGCACCGCCATAGGCGCGGCGCGGATACTCAAGCGGGCGGGCGGCTACCTCGCATGGTGCGAGGCGACGTTCAACCTACCGCAAACCACCACACCCAAGGCGGGCGACCTAGCCCTAATCGAAAGCGCTGACACGTTCGGCGCGGCCTTGGCGATCTGTATTAACCACGGCGAGTACGCCGCGAAGACGGAGGCTGGAATGGCAATAGTGAAGGCCGATATTCTGGGGGCGTGGACATGCCGTTTGTAGCCCCAGTCTTTGCCGCGATTGGCGGCGCAATCACAAGCGCAGCGGTTGCTATCGGTTTCAGCGCAGCGGCGGCGGGTGCGATCAGTACCGCCGTGATCAACTTCGGCGTGTCTTTTCTTATCAACACAGCCGTTTCGGCAATTTTCGGCAAAACTCCGAACATGAAGGCGCAGGACGTTTCCCGCGATCTGGCGCAGCCTTCTTCTGCCCCCGCTTATCGCTTTGTGTACGGCGAGACGAGGGCGACAGGCACGCCTGTAGGTACGCCCGTGAAAGGCAATTACATCTGGGGCGCTTGGCTGCTCAACTCGCGGCCATCTGACCTGTCTACGTTCACCCTGTACCTTGATAAGCGCGAAGTCGTTCTTGAGGGTGATGCGTTTGATATGGATGGCCCCGGCGCGGAGGCAACGGAAGAACCGTTCCGCAAGGATATTGGGCTGTTCCTTGGCGCATTGGGCATTAACCACGTCAATGCGTGGATAAGCCGTGGTGACCAGACATCGCCCCCCGCCGAGTTCCTAGAAGATGCGGCGTATGAAGAGGGGGAGCGCGACGACCTTTGGAAGGCGACCGACGCATGGCGCGGCTGCACTATCATCTGGCTAAAACTACGCGCTGGCGACAGCGGAAGCCGTCAAGAGCGTTGGCCGTCTACGCCGCCAATGGTAGAAGTTGAGGGCCGTTTCTCACTGATTGAAGACCCGCGCACTGGCGTCACCGGATGGAGCGAAAACCACGCACTTTGCGTTCGTGACGCGCTGATGAATAACCCGATCCGAGGTTATCGCGCCGCACAGTTGCACAGCAGCCTAAGCGTTGATGGCCCGAACGCATGTGATGAAATCGTATCCCTCAATTCCGGCGGCAGCGAAAAGCGATATGTCTGCGCGGGCACGCTGGTTTTCAACGATGGCGAGATTGAGGATCAGCTCAACCCGATGATGATTAGTGGCGCGGCTGACTTCATCCGCGTTGGCGGGAAGCTGGGCTATGCGGCGGGCGTCTACCGTGAGCCTACCGAAACGCTGACCTACCTTCTGGGCGAGGGCTTCGAGTTCCCCGACATGCTGCCGGGGGCCGAACTGGTGAACCAACTGCGCGTAAGCTACCTCTCTGCGGCGCGTGGATACGAGACAGCGGATCTGACCCCGTGGGATATTCCAGGCGCTCTGGCCGCTGATGGCGGGGTGCCTGCGGTCAAGACGGTCGATCTGCCGTTTTGCCCCTCGCCAACGCAGGCAATGCGGGTGCGCAAAATCACCGGCCTACGCCAGCGCAGACAAGAGCGCATACAGGGCGGCACGCTGCCACCAGAGGCGTTTAACCTCGTGGGCGGGGCAACGGTCACCATTGCGCTCCCATCGCCCTACGACGCGCTTGACGGCGTGTACGAGATTGAGGGCATCCACCCCGGCCTAGATCCGATTGGGGAAAGCGGGGAAGTGGCTATGCGCCTGCCTGCGTCTTTGGTCAAGCATGACGCGGCTATCTATGATTGGGTGCCAGCCGACGACGAAGAAGAAGTCTTTGACGAGGAGTACGACGACGAGCGGACAGGCACGGCAGACCCCGGCGCGTTGAGCGTCACAACGGGCGATGCGGTGAACCTAGACACAGGCGGCACCATTATCCCCCGCATCCGGTTTGCGTTCCCCCCGTCCACCTCAAGCGTCACTGGCTATGAGTGGGAATACCGTAAAGCGGGCGGCGATTACGAATCCGGCGGCTTGATCGGCAAGGACGTAAGCGACGGCTCTGGTCAGGTGTTCGGCTATCTAAGCGGCACGCCGGGGCAGTTGTACGATATCCGCGTGCGGGCAATCGGCGTCAACGGCACATCCGATTGGGTGGATATCACGGGCGTCACCCCCGTTGTCGATATTGTGATCGACATCCCGATTGAGGGCGCAGCGGTTGGCGGGGCTGGCGAAATCACGGTCAGCTTCCGCACGCCAAACGATCCAGACTTCCGCGCCATTGAAATCTACGGCAGCGACACAGATGACAGCGGCGCGGCCAGCCTGATCGGAACCGCCATCTACACCAGCCAAAACACAATCGTGAGCATTAACGAGGGCAGCTTAGGCACGTCCGTCACCCGCTATTACTTCGCCCGCTCACGGGGCGAATACGCCAGCGCATCGGCATTTACAGCCAGCGTTTCAGCCACAACAGACCCCTAAATATCGGAGGCACCATGCCAGCACCTATTTTCAGCCTTGCCACAACTGGCACGGACCCAAAAGCGACGACTGCACAAATCCTTGAGGACGAAGTGAATCGTGTCATTGGGGTTACCTTCGATCAGGCAAACCCCGAAGACCGTGACGCAGCGGCGCTTAGCGCAGAACAGGCAGCGGAATCAGAGGCAAACACTGCCGCAAACACCGCTTTGTCATTGGCGTATAAAAATCAGTCACAAGTTGCCGCAATCGCAGCCGGTGCGCCGATTGTCACCACCCTAACCGACCCTGTACCCGCAAACGATACCGTCGAGGTTCTGCAAGCCAACGCAGGCGGTCAGGTTTGGCAAGTCAGCGGAGGCGCGTGGGGGATTGTCGGCTGGCTCACAAAACCGGAGTTCCCCAGCATCGCGGCGATGGCGTTGGCGTCGGGCCTGATCAACGGGCAGGGGGCGACGGTTAGGAACGGCGCGAACGGGCAGAGTGAGGACTTCGACTGGACGGCTGGTAGCCTAACCGCAGACGGGGCGCTTGTCGTGGATGGCGTCGGCGGGCAGTGGGTGAGCAAGCGGACGGTCTATGCGGATTGGGCGGAGTTCTACGCTGACCCGCGTGGCTACGGCTCTTTATCCGCAGGGCAGGCATTGCAGTGGGGCGATCACAGCTACACGGTCTTACCGCTGGGCGCGTCCAGCCCACACCTGACGCGGCCTAGCGGGCTTCTCTTGCGCGTCAATCCAAAGTTTCACGGCTTTAATATTGAGGCGTTCGGGGCGGTTGCCGATTGTGTTCTGGAAACGATGACTGGGACTGATAACACAGACGCTATTCGTAAGACGTTTGTGGCGGCTGCAGAGTATTACACGCAATTAAGCAAGGTGGGCGCTACTGAGGTTGCGAAAGCTTTGGTGGAAATCCCGTGGGGGCAGTTCAGGGTAACAGGCGATCTTTTTGCCGACGCCCCGCAAAATGTGGGCGCTCCTCCTTCTTATGTAATAACCGGAACTGGGAAGGGCCGGGGTTACGGTGGAGGCCCCGGCGGTTCTTGTTTGGTGTTGTCAAACAGCAGCGGGACCATGTTCGATAACGAATTCAAGGCGTCTTGGTTTTCAGCCCACGGCTTGCAATTCTACGGCGTCACGGGGTCTAAATTCTGGAATGGCCAATCTGGCGGGGCAACTCAGTCTTTCGATTGGCACGACTGCGGTTTTGTCGGGTTTTCTAATATAATTGACGCGGGGGCAGACACAGGCAACTCCGAATGGTCCTTCACCTCATGCAAGTTCGGTTTCTTTGACGGGACTGCGTTTAAGTTGAACAACCCGCAGTCAGTCAACTGGCGCTTTATTGGGTGTGACGCGGAGGTATTTACGGGGTCTCTGTTCGAGTTCTTGAAAGGGGCGACCGTTTACTGGGCGGGCGGGTCGATCATTCCAGAGGGCAGTTCGGCAAAAGTCGTTAGCCTGCCCGTTACTGCGGATGGGAACTCATTCGGGCGCGGGAACTCCCCGCAGCTTCACATGGTCAACACCAGAACAGAACTTCGGTCGGGAGCCAAGCTGTTCGACAAAGCTGCGAACAACATCACCTCTTTCGGCTTGAAGTTCGACGGCTGTGGGATGGGCGGATTTAACGTCGCATCGGGCTTTAAAACATGTGTATGGGCTGGCGGCGGCACAGTAACCTTCACTGACTGCTACAACATGGACGGGCTGCGTTGGGATTACACGGTGAACGGCACGGGGTCGGCACGTATGCGAATGAACATTCTTCGCAGCGACATTACCGACGACTTTATCGAGGGTAGCACTTGGACTGTGACCGGACCCGGTGATAGCGGTCGCGCCCTCCCTAAACTGCGTATTGAGGGGTGTATACCTAGCCTCAATGGGGAATACGAGCCGTCGAGCAGCAGCCCCTCCAGCGGAAAAGCTGAGTGGCGGGCAGTCTCCTTTGCGGAGCGCGGGGATGTGCTGATGGACGGCAATTGGGACGGGTCAACCCCTCTCGTAAAAACCATTAAGTTACCCCCCGTGGTGTTGCGAGGCGTTCTTATTTCGCCGGTCGTTAATGCAGCATACGGCGGAACCACAATGACGGTGAAAGTCAAAGATAGCGGTGGCGCGGTGCTTGCGGAAAAGACGTTCACTATGAACGCATCAACCCCACCCGAAATGTTTTTGACCCGCAAACAACTTACAATCTCAGATCGAACACTCACCGTTGAAGTCACGACCAGCACCGGAGCCGTTTTCTTCTTTGCTCGCGCTGAATTGGCTCTGTTGTACTGATGCCTCCCCGAAAGGAACCCGACATGACCCATTCCAGCGCCTCGGCGTTGCCAATATCCGCGCGCGTTGCTCAACTTGTGAAAGGACGCTGATATGCTTATTACCGATGCCCGCAAGGTGGCGCTGACCAGTTATTCAGCGTGGGCGAACTACCTTGGCCTTGCCGCTCTCATTGCGCCGGAGGTGATCTACTACTTCACCGGCCTTGATACCAACCCCCGCGTCTGGTGGTCGATGGGTGTTTTCCTGATCCTCGCCGGAACCGTGGGGCGGTTTATCTCGCAGCCTGGATCTAGCTGGGCATGGCGGGCTGTGAAGGTGACTGTGGCGGCGGCTGTTCTGCTTGTATGGGCCGCGTCTGCGTTCGCTATGGGTGACCGGCCTGCAAAGCGTGAGGTTGCGCCCGTAGCGGCTGGTACCGCCCCTGACCGCGCGTTCCTTGAGGTTGGGGTGCCATATGTCGGCAAATGGGAGGGGCTGCGCCTAGACGCCTACCTTGACCGGATCGCATCGCCCCCCGTCTGGACGGTCTGCTACGGCGAGACAAAGGGCATCACAGGCGGCATGTCGTTTTCCAAGCAGCAATGCGACGATATGCTGGCGCGTGAGTTGCTGTCCTATCGGTCGCGGCTGCATGTGGCATTCACTGCCGAGACGAAGGCTCTGCGCCTGCCTGTGAATCGCGACGTAGCCTATACCTCGCTTGCCTATAACGCGGGCGTGTCGGCGATCAGCAAATCAACGGCGGTTCGTCGGCTGAACGCTGGCGATATCGTGGGCGGGTGCGAGGCTATCGCGTGGTGGAACAAAAGCGGGTCAAGGGTCATTCGCGGGCTGGTCAACCGGCGCACCGAAGACGTGGCGCTGTGCATGATCGGGGTGGCCTCATGATCCGGCCCTACATCTACGGCGGCATCGCTCTTGCGCTGATATCCGTCGGGGTCTGGCTCTACCTCAAGGGCGGGTCAGATGCACGCGAAGACACGCGCCGCGCTGTCGAACACTCCCAAACACTCGAAAGGATCGGAAATGCGACCAATGATAGCCGCAGCGCTGATGATATTGACGACCGGCTGCGCAAGTTGGCCGAGTGACGCCGCAATCTGTACCGGTACGCAAGGCTTGCGTAAGGCCCATGCGGGGGCGTTGCTGGCTGATGGTGGCCCACGTTCAAAGGATAGCGGGGAACGTCTCTTGACGGGGCTAGAAGCGGGCTGTGACGGATGACTGAGAAACCTACGCAGACACACGCCAAGGCCATCGCATCACGCTTGCTGCAAAAGAGCATTGACTGGGCTTTCATGGGCCTTCTTGTGTTCTTCGCTACGCTGATCTTTGAGCCGGTGCGCGTCCAGTTTATCGCCTTCGCTGCGCTCCCCGAAGCGGTCGAGGAATTGCAGCATGATCTAGCACAACTGACCGACGAAGTTGATAGCCAGCGCCGCGATAGCACAGAGGTAGTGATCTGGGCGCAACAGCGTTCGCAGAGCCTCACAGATGAATATGGCTCATGCAAGCGCGGAACAACATGCACGGCATTTTTCCGTGGGCGCAGAACGGTTGAGGGCGCGGAATGCGTATTCCAGAGCGGCAGGCCATACCTTGAGATCGCCGGTGATCGGCTCCCCTTAAATTTCGCTCCGGGCTACCTTCCGGTGAATCTTGGCTTTGAGTTCGAGACGATCCCAGTCGAATACAACATGCCCGATTATGTGCCGAAAGGCCGCGCTGGCCTGTTGGTCTATACCGTCTACGCAGACTGCCCGTTTGCACCGGAGGACGAACTTGTCGAGCGCGATACGATAACCCTGTCGATCCTGATCGAATAACGGCTCATGTACTGATTGCGCATATCCTGCAATGCTATATGTTCGCGAAGTGCCGGACGACGTATTCCCACTTCTGTCACTACGAGTGAGGATCGCTAAGGGTTGCGTTGATGTGTTTCGCATGAGGTAAGTCTTGATATTAAGTTCAAAATACCTAGCGCTCATATCTGCAACAGTTGCAACTTCAATGGCAACTTTGCTGACAGGGTTCGGAAGCCCGGTTTATTACGCGGCATTCGTAACCGCTGGAGCGCTTGCGATAATCTCTGTTTTTAAGTCGGGCGATAGGTCGAGTATTTGGGCAATCGCTACTATATTCGTTTTTAGCGCCCATGCCGTGATAACTGCTTTTTCGGCCTCATCATACGGAGATCTAGTTCGCTTAGTCCCCATCACGACGGTTATTTTGTTGGGTGATTGCGCAAGGCGTCAAAGAACGGAACAGTTCGAAAAAGTTATGATCTTAACTGCCCTAGTCCACATCCCCATTTTATTCTCCACATATTGGGGGGCTCGCAGCGAGATACAAAACGGCGCAAGGCTTGCAGGTGACAATGTGGCTGTTGCAGCGCTTGCTGAAATAGCTATCGGAACTGCATGGGCGGGTATCCTTAGTAACCGTAAATCTGTTGCTATTTTCTCTCTTTCGGCCGCATTCTTGGTAATTATAATGACGCAGATGAGGACGGCAGGCCTGGCGGTATTCATCACCCTAACATTTTATGTCATTGCGAAAGTGGTAACTAGCCGCAAAACTAAAGCGCGATATGCCGTTATTTTGTCTTTGGTTGGCGCGTCTATATTCTACATTTCTACTCAACTAGCATCTATACAGAGCGCGATCAATTTGGCGTTACTTCTCGATGACCCCCATAGAGGATTGTCATCCGGATTTTCTGGCCGGTTTAGCAATTTCTACGATGGTTGGGCGGCGTTCCTGGCCAATCCAGTTCTAGGAAGCGGCTCAACCGACTTGGTTGTTAACTTTACTCATAATGGGTATATTTTGACGCTTGCTCAGTTTGGACTACCTATCGCGCTGCTATGTTTCGCATTCCTAACTTCCGCTCTTATCAAGTCATATCGGTATAGGAATATAGCTATATTCTCAGTTATAATGGGGTTGCTCTTTTTTTATATTGGTCAACCCAGAAACATAAATACTCAGCTTTGCCCGCTAATTGGAATACTTGTCGCATTTAGGTCGCAAAAAACGGTATTATAATCTGCTTGACCAGTGGTATTAGCCGCGCTCTCTTGATTGGGGGCGCGGCTATTTTGCGTTGTGGGGCGCTCTGTTATGATCGCCTCTATCGTGCGCAGTTGGAAAGCAGCCTTGGCCCTTGCCAGATCGCGCAGAATGGCGGCGGTGTCCATCACTCTCCCCCTTCTGACAGTGCGCGTAGGCTGGTCATGTCCAAGCGTGACAGATAGCGCCAATCGGGCTTTTCTTCATGCGTGGCGGGGCGGTTAATCTCGTCAATCAAACGCCGCGCCGCCTCTGCTACCGTCATAGGGCGGGCTAGGTCAGCGCGGATGTATTCAAACACGTCAGCGTCGTCAGCGGGGAAAGGGCAAGGCTCGCGCCAGACAACTGGGTTTCCACCATCGTGGGGCCAAAAGTCCCATATCTGTTCTGGAGCGTATGTCATGTCGTCTCCTTTGCTGCGGCTAGGAAGGCCAAGTCAGATGTGTTGTCATAGCCATTAGATGCCATCCAATCTGCTATAGACTCTACATATTCCACCAACGCCTTGATCTTGGCGTCTT